CAAACGCGACGACGATGAGCGCGCCACGAATCTTCTCTCTCATGGTTTTCTCCTCCTGCGGCGTTGCTGATCGAACTGCAGCGCCGCGACTACCTTGTGCAATTGATCGGCATGCAGCCACTCGACGCGGCGCACGTCGAACATCTTCTGCGCCATGCCGTGGACGTAGTTCCAGCCGCGGTTTGCCTCGGCAAGCAACGCGGCGACCTTGCCGATCATCGCGGACAGTTCGTCGCGAACGTTCTGCGGTGCGTTCGGCAGCAGCATCTGCTCGGCGGTGGTACGCGCACGGTTGAACTCGGCAAATGCCCGGAGCACATCGCTGCGACCCTTCGCGTCGAGGTCCTTGGCGCTGTTGACGCCAGCGACGCGCAGCAGCAGCGCACGATACATCGTGTCGTCGAAGCGCAGGCGCTTCGCTTCGGCGTGGATCGCGCCGAGCTGCTGGCGACGGAAGCGATCGCTCGCGGACATGGCCGGCTTCACGCGATCTCTTCCAGCTCGGTGGCGAACGGCACGATGACGAAGTCTTCGCCCTGGCTGATGCCGAGACCCTTCACGTCCTGCACCGCCTCCGGCTCGCGCAGGATGGCCTCGCGATCGATTTCTTCCTTCGTGCGGATGAAGCGCGTGAGGTTGAGGCGCTTGAGCGCCTCGATCACGAGACCGGCCGCGCGCACGGTGACCGAGGGCGGTCGCGTGCGCCAGCGCACCTCGCCGTTGCCCAGGCGCACGGTCTTGGTCTTGCCGTCGCGCGTGAGGTCGGCGCGATTGGTTTCGCACCACATTTGGACGCCGGACGAGAGCGTCTTGATTGCTTCGGCGGCGATCGTGGCGCTCGTCTCGTAGCGCTCTTTGATGCCGGCCAGCTCGCCGTTCATCGCCGTGCGCAGCGTCTCGCGTTCGCGTTGCAGCTCGCCGATCTTGGCGATGGCGGTGTCGACTTCGTCACGCGAGGCCGGCACGTACTGCGCGGCGGCGGTTTTGATCTTCTTGGCGGGAGTGGCCATGTTCGTGTTCCTCTTTTTCGTCGGAGTGCCGGTCGGGCGCGAAGGTGTCGTTGAAGGCGCGGCGGAATCGATCGCCGAGCCACGGCGGGATGTCGTCTGGATCGCTCATGCCACGGCCCTCGTTTTGACGTGCCCGGCGTGCATCCAGCGGGCACCGCCGCGTTCGCCAACGCGAACAACTTCGCCGAGCTGTCGCAGGTTGTTGAGCGCGCCGGTGACCTGGACCGAATCCACGTCGTCACCGAGCGCGGCGCATATCTGCGCGTTGCTGAAATCGGTGTCGTTGGCTTCGAGCAGCAGCCGGACGCGCTTGCGCACGGGCACTTTCGGGATGTCCGCGAGCGCGGACGGATTGATGACGCGGTAGCGCAGGATGCCGTCACCCTCGCGAATGCGCGCGAGGCACTTCTCGACCACGAGGCGACGCAACTCGGCGTTGAACATATCGTCGTGGCGCGAAACGCCGACATGGTCGGCGAGCGCGGCAAGCTCGAAGACCGGCTGCTTGTCGAACGCGCGGAGAATGTCGATGGCGTTGACGATCACGCCGCACCTCCCGCCACGAGGCGCGGCACCGGTGCAAAGCTGCTCCATTCCAGCTGCGCGCCGAAGTACGGCGCGGCGAGCACGGTTTCGCGCTTGCGGAAAATCTTCGTCACGCCGCGCACGAACGGAGGCGCCTGGTCGACGCGGATGATCGGCCGACCGCTGCTGACCTTGACCTCGATCACGCCGATGCCGGCGTCGTCGAGCGCGTGGAGTGCGCCCATTGCGGTCTTGAGCGCGCCGTTGATAGCGGTGTTCCCCTTGTTCATGCGGCTTCCTTCTGATCTTCGAGTGGCAGGTTGAGCTGTCCGCGCAGGTCGGGCAGCGCGACGCGCTTCATGGCCGCAACCTGTTTCAGGCTGGTCATCGCGCGCGAGTAGAGAAACAGACAGGTGCGATCCAGCTCGGCGGACGTCGCGGCGACGAAATAGCCCGTCGACGGATGCGCACAAATCGGGTGTCCGGCATCGCGCAGCGCTTCGATGACGCTGCGCAGCTGCCGCTCGGCAGCGTCGCTGTGGTAGCCGAGGATGTGGTAGACGAGCTGGCTGGCGGACATGCCATGCTTGGCGCCGACGCAATCGCAGAGCACGTCGAACACCAGCGCCGGAGTGAGCAGCGGCTTGTCGCAACGTTCGTAGACGGTGTCGGCGATGGAGGTCATTGCTTAGTCGCCTTTGCCGCTTCGACATCGGCCTGGAACGCGTTTTTCATCCATTCGGCGATGCCGGAAGCGAGACCACTCTTGTTCTTGAGGGCAACGCCGCGCAGCTTTACTGCACCATCCGGCATTTCGACGATCGACACGACGGCTGCGCTCTTGCAAGCCACCAATACGGAATCATCTGGGAGAGCGTTCATGCATCCCTCCGGTTCGGGCAGGTCGGACACGTGCGCGAGAGCTGCACGCGGAAATGGTTGGTGGCGGCGAAGTCGCGGCGCTGGAATTCAAGGCAGCGATTGCGCGGCAGCTCGCCGACGACGGGACAGTCGACGGTGAGGCCCATCAACGCGCCTTCGACGGCGCGTTGCACGGCACTCAAATCGCCCTTGTAGGCGCCTTTGAGAACCTGATTTACGACCGTTGCCGAGTAATTCAGGCGCTTTCCGATGGCCGCCTGCGAGCTGCGCGAGCATTGCTCGCGCAGCACGGTGAGCCAATCGCTGTCTTTTTTTGGTTCAATGATCAAATGGGTACTCCGTTTCGGTGTTTGGGTCGTACATCGATTTGCGGCGCGCGAGCAGCGCGGGCGGCTTCGGCCCGAGGTCGCGGGTGACGATGTAGCGTTGTTGCTCGTGCCGCCCTTCGTTGCCGCGCGAGACGACGCGCACGAAGCCGGCGCGGCGCAGCTGGCCGAGATAGGTCTGGGCCGAGTTGCGGCGATCCAGCTCGCACACGGCAACCAGGTCGCCGACCGTGAAGCCGCCACGCATGATGCGCATAGCGGCCCACAACTTCGTGCGCTTGGTTTTCGCGCGCTGCATGCGCAGGATCAAGCTGCCGGGGATGGCATGAATTGCCACGCGGGTTACTCAGGCCACCGCCGCGATGGCCGGCTTCTTGGCCGTCGGCGCATTGCCGATGAAGAAATCCGACTGCACCGGCCAATCGGCCGCGCCGATGACATCCAGGCCGCGCGCGCGGGCGAACTGCTCGATGCGGTTCAGGCCGACGACCATGCGGCGCACCTCGCCGCGCGCAGCCATATGCAGCTTGGCGACGAGATCGGCCTGCACTTTCACTTCAGACAGCTCGTTCGCGAGCAGCTGCGCGTCTGCGATGGTCGACGGCTCGAACTCGACCCATTGCGCAATGCGACCGGTCAACTGTTCCAGGCCGATCAGCTTGCGGCGGAAGCCGTGCATGCCGATAAGCACGACCGGCACGGCCGCAAGGTCGTGAATGTCGCGCAGCGTCTCGATCAGCGAGCGCTTGCCGGCGAGATAGTCGGCTTCGTCGATGAACAGCGGGCGGCCGGTCTCGGCGAGCTTGCGCACGATGTCCTCGACCGCGTTGACGTTGCCCTGCCGCTTGCCGATGCCAAGCTCCTTGCAGATCGATTCGAGCAAGCTCGACGGCGTCGTGGTCGACAGTGCGCGAACGAACACGCCGTTGAGGCGGATGGCGAGCCACGCGACCGCGGTGGTCTTGCCGTAACCGGTCTGCCCTTCAACCAGGCCCATGCCGGGCATGCCGTTTGAGCGGTTGACGAGCGCGTTGGCGGCGTCGGAGAGACGGGCGATGTTGCTGATCGGTACGATTTTGGTGCGCATTGCGTATTACCCCTTGGTTGGTGGATCGAAATAGCCGACCGCCATCGCGCGCCGATAGGTGTGCGCGAAGGCGTCGTCGGAGATGAGCGCCAAGAACTTCGGATCGAGCCCCATGCTTTCGGGGCCGAAGTCGTCGAGCATGGTTTTGAAGCCCTGAAACTCGGACGTGGTGATGTAGTTGTTGAGGCGGCGCTGAGCGAGTTCGTCGAGTTCGTCGAAGCGCGCGAGGCGCTCGAACGCGGACTCGATGCGAGCCTTGCGCTCGGCATCGGCGTCGAAGTCGCCGCGACGCAGTTCGACGACGTCTTGCATGAGGCGCAGTTCCTCGACGCCGTCGAACGCGGGCTTCTGCAGGGCCTCGACGGCGCGCTGCGCTTCCTCGAACTGCGGTGTCGCGTCGATGACGTTCTGCGCGGGCGGCAGCGCGAGCGGCGCATCCTTCTCTTCGCGCAGCGCGAACGCCGTCTCGACCAGATCGACCTGCCTGATCTTCTTTTTCAGCTCGCGCGCAGCCGCGCGCTGCTCTGCCACGCGTTGCTTGGTGATCGCCTTGGCTGCGGCGGCGATCTCCGCGCGGCTGATGCCGGCGATTTCCGGACATTCAGCGACGCAGGCGAAGACTTCGTTGTGATAGACGACCATCCGGCCGATATCGCGCTCGTCGTAGAGCACTTGAACGCGCTCGCCCACCAGCGCGGCCAGCTCGGGCGCGATGTAGGTATAGCCTTCGACGCGCAGGCCCTTCTTCGTGATGGTGCGACCACCGTTGCCAGCTGGCGCTTCGGCGAGCAGCAGGTCAAGCACGCGCTCGTTGGTGATGCGGCATACCTCGCCGGTCCAGCGCGCGACCTGTTCGCGCGGCGTGAGGCCGTTCAAGCCATCCGTCGGCTCGTTCTCGTTGATCGCGCACCAGCGGTCGCAGAATGCCTGCAGCTCGTCGGCCGTCATGCGGACGTCGACGACGGCATTTTTCTGGAACATGCGCTCGGCGAAACTCTGACTCGACCGGATCGCCTGCGCCTCGGCCACGTTGTGGCCGATGTAGCCGGGAAGCATCTCGAAAATGCCGTGGAAGAAGATGCGAAAACCGCTCTCGACGTGCGGCTTTTGCCACGGCGAGAACTTTTCCGACGTCCACACGTCGGCCTTCATGCCCTTGAATGCGCGTGTCGCGCGCTCGCCGACGTAGTCCGCGCCGTTATCGATCTTGACGACCTCGGGAATGCCCCACGCGATGACGGCGCGGCGCAATGCTTCGCAGACGGCGGCTGCGCTCGATGTCTTGGCCACGAAGAACACGCGGCGGCGGGAGTACACATCGACGACCTGCACGATCGTGTGACGGCCGTCGACGAGCATCACATCCGCCGGCGAGGAATCCAGCTCCCAGCGTTGGTTGAGGCGCACCACGTCTTCGCTCGCGCTGCCGAACGCCGGCATGAACTTGTTCTTCCACGCATCCGGGTTCGCGATCGCCGTATACATCTGCGCGTGCTCGGTTTTGAGGTTCGCCAGCCAGCGCGCGAGGCTGCGCTCGTGCGGCACGGCGACGCCGGTGCCGGCGAAGCGGCCGCTCAGGATGCGGTGCAGGTTCTTCGCGCCAATGTGCGGCTTTTCGACGACCAGGCCGAGGGTAAAATCGCGCAGCGCAGGTTGGCTATCGATCAAGCCAGATCCCGCGCGGTTGCCGTAATCTCCCGCCAGCGCGGCCAAGCCCTGTGAGCCGACCTGACGCTGCCACCGGCGAAGGGAGGCGGGAGATACGTCGCAGCCGATCAGCAAGCGGCTGCGCACCGGCATCTGGATGTCGCCCGCGCGGTACGCCGCAACGAACGCTTCCATCGCCATGCATTTGCCGCCTGCAAAGGTCTGCGCAAACTGGTCGAAGCGCGACAGCACGTCGAGCTTCGCATTCATCCGATCGCGGGCGTTGCCCACGAGGCCCGCCGCTCGCGCCGTGCCGGCTTCGCGCTCGCGCTGCTGCACGGCCGCGTCGATCGAGGATTTGAGGGCGAGCTTGCGCCCTACTGTTTCGCCTGCGCCGCGCGTGGCGCTGTTCGCGGCCGAGATCGCGGCGCGTCGGCGCAGCTCGCGCTGCGCGGGATCAGGCAGGCACGCAAAGTCGTACTCGCATCCCTTACCCTTCGCCTTTGCACGCTTCGGCCATCCATCGCGATCGGCCATAGCGCGCACACCCTGCACCGTGGTCGGCAGACCAGCGACGCCGACGAGTTCAGCTGCGCTATACCAGCGCTCGACACCGGCGATCTGCCCATCAGCCATTGCGCTGCCTCATGCGCACGGTGGATTGCTTGCTTGGCCCGCCGCTTTGATAGTCCAGCGGGAAGTGAGCGCGCAGGCGCTCCAGATGGCGAAATACCGACGCGCGCGAATAACCGGTTTCGGCCACGATCTCGTTGATCGTGGTCGGCACGCGGCGCGACGTGATGAAGGCCACGAAGGCGACGAAGCGATCGAGGTCCGCGGCGCGTTTCATGAATTCACCCTGCGGCGTTGATCCTTGAGCTGCTTGATCCGTTCTGCGGCTTGCTCGCGCTCGTGTTCCAGGCGGCCGATTTCGGCGTCCAGCGTGGACGCACCGAAACAGACGCGCCCCCCGCGCACTTGCGCATGCCATTCGGCCAGCCGTGTCGAGCTGCACACGGTTTCCAGCACAGGCGCCACCCACAGCGGGACGTTGAACTCCTCGCGCGCTTCCGAGGTATATCCGTCGAGCATGGCTTTGCTCACGGTCATGCCCGCCAGGCGGCTGGCACGCGCCGATACCTCGTAGCGGTCGATTCCGGCCGCGGCGGCATCGGCCAGCATGGCCGAGATCAGGTGCGAAACCTGCGCGCGGTAGTCCATCGACGCCGGCACCGGCGCCGCAGGAATCGGCACCGCGAACAGGTCGGGGGTGCACGTGTCGCGGCGGCTCATTCGCCGCGTCCGTCGATCTTGGTCGACGCGATGACGGCGTCGCGCAGGCAATGCGCCCATTCGACGATCGGCAGGACCACGAAGTGATACGCAAGCCACAGCGCAAAAGCGCCGGCGGCGAGTTTGATGGCGGTGACGGAAATGCTCACGGAATGAGGGCTCCAAGATGCAGGCCAAGCCAGAACACGCAGGCCCAGAAAATCAACGCGCCCGCGGCGATGATGGCTGCGGAAACCACGACCGGCAGGCGGTCGAGCTGGTCTTCAAGGTCGATTCGGCGCGCACGCGGGGCCGCGCGCCATGCGGTTTCTGCGTCGCGCAGTTCGCTGCGCGCGGTGCGATAGGGGGCGGCCATGTCTATGCCGCCGCGCGCGTTTGCGGATTGCGGCCAGCGCCCGGGGTGGTACCCTCTTCCTTGGGCACTTTCATGCCGAGCACTACAGCAATTTCGTGCGCCCGGCCGAAGCGGCCCTTGGAGACGCCGTTGAGGACGTCGTACACCTCGCGGCGCGAAAAGTTATGGGCTTCGGCCCATTGGGTAATGGTGGTGCCTTGGTCCCAGATTCTCTTCTTGGCCTGGGGTGCGGTGAGGGCGGTACGTTGGCTGGACATTCGCGCTCCGTGATATCCGGTGAAGTACTGGTGTATCTACGGGGCAAATAGTACGCCGTTTGACGGAGTCGTCAAGTGTTTTTTTTAGTTTCTTTTCTCCCAAGCTGCCAAAATTCTTTTCCTGACCAAATATGAGTGATGAATCAACAACTTACATAGGAAAGGAAACAAAGGAAACTGGTGTTGCGTCAGTTTCCTTTCTCGCTGGTGGGATAGGAAACAGAATTTCGGCGGCGGCCGATCTGATTGGCACTAGAACAGCGGCGGCGGCGGCAATGGGCGTTTCCGTCGACTCCCTGCAGCGCTACATACGCGAAGAGCGCGTACCGCCGCTCGATGCGAGCGCGGCCTTGAGCAGATCCAGCGGAGTAAGGCTCGAATGGCTGGCCTTCGCCGAAGAACCGATGCGCGTAGCCGCGGTGGGGCCTGGCTCACCCGGCAAGCTGGGTTTCGGACAAGGGCTTCACGTTGGCGAAGAAACCGCGCCGCATAGCCATTCTCAGCACGCGGGACACGATGCTGATATTCTCGCCGACGCGATTGCGACCGTCCGAGCGGTGGAGTCGGCCCTGGATGTCGAACTGTCGGCCAAAGCGACGGCCAGGGTGATATTGCTGGCTTGTGAATACATCAAGGCCGGCAATACGGCGGCGCAACTCGTTGCGGCCATCAGTGCAGCAGTGAGGAAAGCGTTACATGAGCAATCAGGGGTTTGAGCTGGCGCTGGCGGACGCGATCCGCGGCGAAGTGAAGGGGGACAAGAGAGGAGCCATTGCCGCCGGAGACGGCAGCCCAGTGGTTTACGCCCCGGGCGGCACGGTGGTCATTGGCGGCCAGCCCGCGGCAAATGACGGCAAGCATCCCGGCAGTCAGGCGTCGCTCGTGGCAGGATTCGTCGTCGGCATCGTGACCACAATCGCGGCGATAACCATGTACGTTATGAGCGCGCATTCCTAGTCAAACCATGTGTCACCCGCGCGGCAATGATCAAACCATGTGTCACCCGCGGCTTTTTTTTCCAGCCGTATCAAAAGGCTCGAAAAACCGCACTCCACCGCCGTTTTTTGCTTCTTATTGTTCTACGTTTCCCCTAGTTGCACATAGATCAGACCATGTGTCGGGGAACAGCCACGGCCATCGC